GGACAGGGTGAAGGTACGAAACCTGGTGATATTATTGAGAGAATCCCGAAGCAGCCCAAACCTGGTAAGCCTGGTGACAAAGGTGGACCTGGTCAAGAACCTGGCCATGACTTCATGGAAACAGAAGTTGATATTGATTATCTAATCAAGATAATGTTTGAAGACTTGGGTCTCCCATGGATTGAAGAAAAGACAAAGGCAAAACAACTCGTACCAAAGGGTTGGAAGTTTGAGACAATTAGTAAAGTTGGAACTCAGTCTCGTATTCATAAGCATAGAACGATGAAAGAGGCTGTTGCACGAACAGCTATGTTTGTTCGTGAAATCATGGAAGAAACAGAGTGTGGTGAGGAAGAAGCACATAGAGCCCTTGTTCAAACTCAAGGCGACCTTGTTAAAGCCATTGAAGTTATACAGACTTTTTCTCTTGACCCAGACATTCCTTCAGGTTCCATCTATATTGAAGATGAGGACTTGAGATATAAACAGATTGAACAAGATATTGAGGTACATAGTAATGCAGTCTTAATCTGTATGATGGACACTTCAGCTTCTATGACCAGAACAAAGAAGTATCTAGCCCGTTCAATGTTGTTTTGGTTGAATGAGTTCTTGAAGAAGCAATATCAATTTGTTGAAGTTAGATTCATTACCCATACAACACAGGCAAAACTTGTAACAGAAGAAGAGTTCTTTTATAAGGGTGAATCTGGCGGTACTAGTTGTTATACAGCATTTGAATTGGCAAACTATCTGATTGATACAGAATACCCATTGAATGAATGGAATGTATATTGTGTCTACATTTCAGATGGTGAAGATTTCGGTCCCGATAGAACAGTTGAAGAAATTGATATTATGTTGAAGAAGGAAATCAACATGTTGGCCTATACAGAGATTCAGTTGGATACAGATGAAGGTTATGGATTCGTAACATTCAATGAACATTATCTGCTGAGAGCTATATTGGACAAGTTCAAGTTTCCTATCAAGAAAAAAGATTTGAATACTCAATTTTTCAAAAACGAACAACTTCGCTTCTTGGCAACTATTATTAAAGGCAAAGAACATATCTACCCAGCCTTAAAGTGGATGCTCTTTGAGAAGGAGAAGAAATAATGTTGAAAAGTGATTTAAGACGACTAATGAAAATAGAAGAGCGTATAGGTCAGTTAGCAACTGAGAAATACGGTCTCAAAGTCCGACCAATAGAATTTGATGTTATTCCTCCACAAAAGATGTTGGAGATTATGGCATACAAAATTCCTACGAACATTTCTAACTGGAAGTTTGGTCGTGACTATGAGAGAATAAGAACAATACATGACAATCTTGACCCTGGTTTGCCGTATGAGGTTGTTATTAACAGTGACCCACCTAGAGCATACATTATGAACACTAACACATTTGCCGTTCAAGCACTTGTTATTGCTCATGTTTACGGTCATGAAGATTTCTTCTCAAGAAATAAGTGGTTCTCTGAGGGCAGACGGGACATCATGAATTTTATGCACGAACTGAATCAGAGACTTTTGAAGTATGAACGCAGATATGGTATGGACATTGTTGAAATGACCGTTGATGCTGGACATGCACTTCAGTTACATAGTTCTCCGTTTGACAATGAGACAGAAGACCAAAAACGAAAGAGAATCTTTGAGCAGATGAAACTCAAAGCCCGTCCTATAGATTCAGAGTTTAATGATATTGTTCAAGGTAGAACACAAGAACAAGAAAATATGGATGTTGGTTTGAGAAATCAGAAGATTTGGCGTAAGTTGATGCTGAAGACTCCTGTTGAACCTACGGAAGACATCTTGAGATACATCATTGATAACTCAAGAGTCCTTGAAGATTGGCAGAGGGATATTCTTGAAGGTACGAGAGAAGAAGGAAGATACTTCTGGCCAATGATGAAAACTCGCTTCATGAATGAAGGTTGGGCAACTTATTGGCATCAGTTTATTATGGATGATTTGTTTGAAGAAGGTCTCCTAAATCAGCTAGAACATGGACAGTATAACCATTCTAACTCATTGGTAAAAGCCATGCAGAAAGGTGCAATGAATCCTTATCTCATTGGTTCTGAAATTTGGACAGACCTCAAAGAGAGATGGGATAAAGGTAGACATGGTTATGAGTATGATAATTGTGTTGATTCAAAGGAGAAAGAGAACTGGGATACAAAAGACATGAAGGGCAACGATAAGTTATTTGAGATCTGTGAGAGTTATACAGACTGGTTCTTCATGCAAGATTTTCTAACAGCAGAACTTGTGGATAAAATTGACTTGTATGTTTATACGTTTAAGGAAACAATGGCGACCATTGATGTTGTTAGAACGAAACACACCGCAAATCAGATTCGTGATTTGATTATCCGTAGCTTCTCTCATAGCTTGATTCCTAAGATTGAAGTTGTTAATGGTAATTTCAAAAATACTGGAGCAATCAAACTTGTTCATAGACATACAGGGGTTGACCTTGATTTTAAATATGCAGTTGAAACTATGAAGCATATTTTTAATATCTATGGAGCACCTGTATTAATTGAAACAATTATAAATGGAGAGAAACTGATATTTGAGGTCAATCAAAAAGGTCTCAAGAGTCCTTTGAAACCAAAAAAGGCAACAAGACGACCATCTCCTTGGTCAACTGTATTGAGTCCATTAGATTTTCCAGCACAGCAAGTTTTACTCCAAGAATAAGAAAACCTCCTACATATAAATAATAAATAGATAGAATATGTAGGAGATTTTTTATGCGTATTTGCCGAGAGTGTGAAGAAGAGAAAAAAGAAGAAAGATTTGTAAGTAGACACGGTGTATACGAAAATCTTTGTTTGAAATGTCAAGCAAGAAGAGTAAGGCATTCCCAAAGAAAGGATAGAGTTTTTTGTGTTGAGAGTTATGGAGGGGAATGTGTTTGCTGTGGTGAAAACAATCTAGAATTTCTTTGCATAGATCATATTAATGGTGGAGGTAATAAGCACAGAAAAAAAGTAGGTCATGGTGGAACATTTTACAGATGGCTTAGAAAGAATAATATGCCAGAAGGATATAGGGTTCTCTGTCATAACTGTAATCAGTCCATTGGATACTATGGCTACTGTCCGCATGGAAATCTCCCAGAAGACAATGGGAGGAGAATAAAATGGCCATCCGATATGATGGGTTTGTCAAAAGACCTTTGGAGGAGTTCGCCTATGAACCGTTTCACATTCAGGAGCTTGATAAATGCCATAACAAGATTGAGTATTTTATTAAGTATGTGAAGATAGTAAATCCTGACCAAGGTGTTATAGACTTTGAACCATACAAATATCAGAAAAAATTATTAAAGAGATTTCAAAGACATAGATTTAATATTGGTTTGCTTTCCAGACAGAGTGGAAAGACTACAGTTGTTGCGGTATATGCTCTGTGGTATTCAATATTTCACGACAACAAAATTGTTGGTATAGTTTCCAATAAGGAGGCTTCAGCCAAAATGATTCTTTCCAGGCTGAAGCACATGTATGAAAACCTACCGTTCTGGCTGAAGCCGGGTGTGAAAGAGTATCAGAAGAAAGGTATTACATTTGATAATGGTACTCAGATTATTGTTTCAGCCACCTCCCCGGATGCCTTCCGTGGTCAAACAATCAATTTATTGATATGTGATGAGTTTGCATTTGTTCCCAAGAATCAAGCTGTTGATTTCTGGTCAGCAAATTATCCTACTGTTTCTGCTTCAGAGGAGTCTAAGATTATTATTATCTCTACTCCGAATGGAATGTATAATATATTTCATAAGATATATTCTCAAGCAGAAAGAAGTGAAAATGCTTTTTGCACAACAAAGGTGTCATGGCAGGAAGTGCCAGGTAGGGATAATGAATGGGCACAAAGAGAACTCAAGAACCTTGGTAAGACAAAGTTCATGCAAGAATATGCTGTTGAGTTTCTTGGTTCTACGCATACTGTTATAGATTCAGATGTTCTTGAAGTTATTATAGGTCTTTGGGAAGACCCAAAACATATTGACTTGGATAATAGTTTTTATGTATATCAAAAACCTGTAGACGGAGCTACTTATGTATGTGGAACAGATGTAGCTAAAGGAACTGGTGAGCATTATTCAACAATTCAAGTAATAAAAATAAACAGTATGAAGCCTGTAGATATGGAACAGGTTGCCACCTATCAAAATAATTTGATAGATGTTTATAAGTTTGCAGACTTAGTTGACAGAGTAGCGAGATACTATAATGGTGCATACATAATGTGCGAGAATAATGCAGAAGGGTCTGCAGTTGTAAACAAACTTTGGTGGGATTTAGAGAACAGTGGATTAGTAAATACTGGTTCCAGGAGTGTTGATTTAGGTGTCCGTGCTAATAAGAACACGAAACCTAGAGCAGTATTACTAATGAAGAAACTGATTGAAGATGGCTCTCTAAGATTGAGAGATAAGGAAACTCTAGACCAGTTAACTACATTCATCGAAAGAAATAATAAATTTTTTGGTAAAGATATGTCAGATGATTTAATCTCTGCTCTTTATTGGTCTGTCTATGTTCTAGAGATGAACATTTGGGATGAAACGTATGAGCTTCTAAGACCTTATAGTGACGGAGAGGACTCAAGTGATGTTTGGGGAATACTTTCAGACATTGAGGAAACTGTTGATGATTGGGCTTGGTTGACTGAATCTGGAAGTTTGATGAGTTAAAATGACTGTTACTACAAAAGTTTTCAACAAAGAAGGTCTTGTCATTGACAGTAAGGACCCAAAAGGCGGTGATATAAAAGCTGCTGAAGATGGTTATATTGTACCAGATGGAGCTTCTTATGCTTTTGGTACATATAAAAATCAGTCCATCAATGACAAGACTAGGAAAAAATTAAAGAGGTCAAAATGACAAAGACACAACTAATTGAAAAGGTAAAAAGAAGACTAGGTTATCCAATGATAAAAGTTGAGTTGGATGACACACAAATTTCAGATCATATTGATTATTCTAGAAGTATGTTCATTAAATGGGCTGTTGGACATGCAACACAGGAGTATTATTTCACAATTCCTTTGTCAGCTAATGTTATTTCTTATGATATGCCAGTAGGTTGTGTCGAGGTTGTTGGATATGAAACCGATATATTAGGTGGAGGTATCAATACTCTTTTTACTGTTGACAACATTTTATATAATTTGGGATATTATGATTATCTGTTGACAACTGGTGACCCATATTCTATGGTGTCGTATCATCTAGCAAGAGATATGTTAGATTCCATAGATAGATATTCACCGGACGCATATAATTTTCATTATCATAAGTATGCGAATATATTAGAAATAAACCCAGCACCAGATACAACAGATGCCGGTTCTTATCTCTTAGTAAGGGCTTTCTTTATAGAGGGATATGCACCGTGGACAACTACCTATCTTGATTTAGGAAGTACGACAACTTCTTTGGAAGGTATGTATGATGAATTATGGATATTGGATTATGTGACGGCACTTTCAAAGATTTCATTGGGATACATAAGAAATAAGTTCGCAAATTTTGCTTCATTGGGTAATACTGGTTTAACACTTGACGGAGACACTCTCATCAGTGAGGGTAAAGAAGAAAAGGAGAAGCTGGAAGAAACCCTACGACTTGAAGAAGCATGGGAAGGTTACGGCATTGAAATTGGATAATGTTTGAAGACATACTTAATATAAAAATACCTTTAGATAGACGAACTTTAGAAGGCATAGCCAAAAGAATCGAATATGCACTTACAAATGAATATGTAAGTGCTGGAATGTATAATCACCAGTATATGAGCAATGAGGCTTGTAGGTTGTTTGAAGATTTTAGTGGGAAAAGATATAAGGATTTTGACATAAGGGTAGCTTTGGTTGAAGATATGAATGGACAGAAGGAAATCAAAGTTATTATAGGTACAAAGAATGCGTAAACCACAATGGGAAA